CAGGGACCGTGGACAGCCCCTACGCCACTTCCGTCAGACAGGGGTGAAAAGCGTCCCCCTTGCGGCGGCGCGGTCTTAGCGTCTATTTTGCCGCTATGGCGAAAGGAAGATTCACGGGCGGGCGCGTCAAAGGCGTCAGTAAGAACAAGGCGACGATCGAGCGCGAGCAAAAGGCGCTGGCCGAACTCGCGAACCGTGCAAAAGCGATGCAGGCGGCGGGAAAGCCACTGAAGCTTGCGAAGGACGAACTGGCGGAGTTGATCCCCGTGGTGAAGGGCTCCGTGGCCGCGTTCCAGAAGGCGGCGATGGGTGAGGACGGGAGCGGAGCGCCCGGGAAGCCGGGCTTCGACGCCGGGAAGTGGAAGGATTTCCGGGAGTGGTTGGAGTTCTTCTCCACGCTCTGCTACCGGACGGCGGACTTCCAGAGCCCGAAATATCGCGCGATCGCGGTTGCCGTTCCGCCGGGCGATGGTGTTGCACAGCCGCCACCGCCCATGATCGACCACGAGCCTCAGGGTGAGCATGACCGCGAGCGCGCGGCGAATGCGTCATACTTAAAGCTCGTAAAGGGGTGATTCGATGTGGCGTGATACGCCTGCGGAAAAACTGATCGTGGCGGAGCGACTTGACGGGTCGCGGGTGAGGTTCAGCGAGCTTCGATGCGGGGAGATCGTTCGCTTCGTGGCGGCTGACGGCCACTATGTTGATCCGGTGGCGGCTGAGTACAGCGATTCGTACTTCAGGGTGTGCGAGGAGCCGCGCCGCGCCGATGGAACGGAGACTATGCAGGACTTCGGTTGGTGCGTCCCTGTCGAAGAAGTTCCGGCGGGGGAAGTAAAGACCGGATTGAACTGATGAACATCCAGCACCACGGAGCCGCGCCGATCGTCGATTGGGCGGCGATGATCGACTGGAAGAACCCGCAATATGAGGAGGTCTATGAGGAGCGCGCTCGCCGGCTGATTCGGCTCCGCGAGGACCCCGACCTCCTGCCCGGGCTGCGGGATTATTACAAATATCACCCGACGGACTTCATCAACGATTGGGGGATGACCTTCGATCCGCGCAACGCGGACATCGATCGCCCCACGGTGGTCCCGTTCATCCTCACGCCGAAGCAGCGGGAATGGATCGAATGGGTCCTGTCCCGGTGGCAGGCGCGTCAGCGCGGCCTCTGCGAGAAAGCGCGCGACATGGGTGTGACCTGGCTGGCCGGCGCGCTCGCGGGCACGCTGGGCTTGTTCATGCAGGGTGTCGTGGTGGGCTTCGGCTCCCGCAAGAAGGAATACGTGGACGAGATCGGCACGATGAAGCCGATCCTCCCGAAGATCAGGTTCTTCATTGAGCATGTGCCGAAGGAGTTCCGGGGCGAGTGGGAGGCGTGGCGGGACGCCCCACAGATGCGGATCAACTTCCCGGAAACCGGTTCCTACATCACGGGCGAGGCCGGCGATTCGATCGGACGCGGAGACCGCGCCTCGATCTATTTCGTGGACGAAGCGGCGCACCTTCCGCGGCCGCAACTAGTCGAGGCCTCCCTATCTCAGACCACGCGATGCAGGATCGACCTCTCCTCCGTCAACGGCATGAACAACCCGTTCGCGCAGAACCGCTGGAAGTGGAACGACGAGCGGGTGTTCATCTTCGATTGGCGGGACGATCCCCGGAAGGATGAGGAGTGGTATCGCCAGCAGCAGGAGGACCTTGATCCCGTCGTCGTGGCGCAGGAGATCGACCGCGACTATGCGGCTTCGATCACCGGCGTGGTGCTGCCCGGCGATTGGGTGCGCTCCTGCGTGGGGGCCGCTCAAAGGCTCGAGATCGAAGTCACCGGCGAGGAGTGGGCTTCGCTGGACGTCGCGGACGAGGGCGTCGACAAGAACTGCTGGCTCGGGGCGAAAGGGATCGAGGTCCGCCACATCTTCGAGTGGAGCGGGCGCGGCAGCGACATCTTCGCCACGGCGCAGCGCTCGGTGGACCTCTGCGATGAGCACGGCTACCACCGATTCCGGTACGACGAAGATGGCCTCGGCGCCGGCGTCCGCGGCGACATGCGCCAGATCAACAAGAAGCGGCAGGAGGCCGGCGCGCGCACCATGCCGGCGGAGGGCTGGCGCGGATCAGCGGCCGTGGTCAACCCCGAGGGGATCGTGGAGGGCACCCGCGGCATCGATGGGATGGACAAAGGCCGCAAGAACAAGGACTACTTCAAGAACCGCAAGGCGCAGGGCTGGTGGGCTCTCCGCAAGCGTGTAGAGAGGACCCACCGCTGGGTGACCCGCGGGATCAAATGCGATCCCGATGAAATCCTCTCCATCGATCCGAAGCTGCCGAACCTCTGGAAGCTGATCGCGGAGCTCAGCCAGCCGACGTACGACGCCAGCAGCGGGAAGATCGTCATCGACAAGAAGCCGGATGGGATGCCGTCCCCGAACATGGCGGACGCCCTCATGATGCGCTATGCGCCAGGCGATCCGCACGTTATCGTGACGCCGGACCTCATGAAGCGGGTGGCCGCTTTAGCACCGAGGAGGCGATATTGACGCGAAAAACTCATCCAATAGCTGACGCTGAGCGGAAATTTCGGGAGTTGGGCATCATCCACGCCCCGGTTCAGGGATTCCTAGAAGGGCCAGGCATCGACGGTAGGTTCGTCACGCTCCAAGAACCGCCAGCCGTTTACTATCTTCTGGGCATCGATAATAACGCTCCGCCGGAGACGGAAGAGAACATCCAGTTGATCTTCATGGGTGTACCCAATAACGCTCAGGAAATCGCGGACGCGATCGGTTGGAAGATCAAAGAGAATCGCGTCATGACGATCGTAAAAGAGCGTGGCGCCGGGGCGCTTCCTATCTATGACGGGTTGGAGGAGATCGAGAGTGTGATATTGGAGAAGGGCAATGTCTGACGAGCAGCGCCCGCTGACCTATGAAGAACTTCAGTCCAAGGTAGAGAACCTCCGCCGGGAGTTGGACGCTAAGGACAAGGCGCTGAACGCCGCGCTCCGGGACATCGTTTTCCTGCGGGAGCAGGTCAACGAGAATCGCCTTCGAAAGACGCCCCGGGTGCTGGACCCTAACTCCACGGACGCCTTTAGCCGTCCGTTCCGCTGAAGGGTCGATGTAACGAATTGTTACGCCCATTCCGTGGGAACAACTTGAACTCGGCCCGGCGAATTCGTCACCGCTGATCCTTCATTTCCCGTGTAAAGCTTTTTCTTCAATGTAGCGCGCACGCCTTGTTTCATAGGGTCCGCGCTCCGGAGTCGGATCGACTCCGCGATTTGGCGAGTCCTCGTTTGATATAATCTCCTCACGCGCGGGCAATAGTGCTCCGGGCGGGCTCTTTGAAATCGTGAGGACTTTATGGAAACTGTGGAAGGACAGCCGGCGGCGCCGTTGCCGAAATATCACTCCGTCAACTCCAAATGGCCGCCGGGCACAAACGATGGACGCGACATCAAGCCAACGGCACAGGAAGCGGTCTCCGCTGCGAAACGGCTCTACCGCTTCATGCTGAAGAAGCCGTTCCGGGGCAAGATCGTGGTGACCTCTGGCAACCGCTATTCCTACATCCGGAGTGGGGTGATGTACGTCAACCCGGACTGGAAGAACGCTTGGGCTTCGAGCGGAGGCGGGTGGCACGAACTGGTCCACATGCTCTCGCATGACTTCGCGCATCGGCTTTTCCCGAACGCGAAGGGACACGGATCGCAGCACGCCTCGGTCGAGCGCGAGATGATCGAGCACGTGGTTCGCTCCGGGTGGCTGGACGGAAAGCTGAAGCGGAAGGAGAGACCGGCACCCACCGCCGATGACCTCCGCGAGGCCAAGGCCGCCGGGATCGCCGCGAAGATCAAGCGGTGGGAGACGAAGCGGAAGCGGGCGGAGACGGCCTTAAGGAAACTTCGCCGGCAGGCCGCGCGCCTGGCATGAACAACAAGCCGCCCCGGGTACATCCGCCGGGGCGGCTTTCTCTTGCCGTCACCATCGCCCGGCGAACCCAACGTGGAGAAGCGGCAGCAACGCATAGATCAGCGCGATCGCGAAGATGAGGATCAAGAGCACCATGATGATCTGCGGGATCGGAGGCGGAAGCGGGATCAGCGGCAGGATCGCGTTCACCGCCCACCACACGACGCCAAAGATCAGGAGCAGCACGATCAGGTGGATGAGGATATCGATCATCGGTAGTCCTCCAAAGATAGACAACACCGCCGAGACCACCTCGTTCCCTTGACCTCTGTCCGCGCAAATGTTCAAGATGATTCGCGCTATCGCGCTTTGGGTTGGAGGTTCGCGATGCACGTCACCGTCGACATAGGGCAAATCCTCATCGGGTTGGCGGTGTTGTTCACCGAGTATCAGAACTGGCAAAACAAGCGCGCCATCTCGGACGTTCATAAGGCGACGAACAGCATGAAGGACGCTTTGGTGGAGACGACATCGCGGGAGAGTTTCGCCCGGGGCGTCCGATCCGGTGAGGCCTCCTCCATGAACATCAACCATCGAAAAGACGACAGCGAAGGGAATTCATGATGGGCGGGCATGGCGGCGCGCGGCCGAGAAGCGGACCGAAGAAGGACCCGAAAACCGGAAAGGCTCTGAAGCCGTACAAGCGCCGAGACCGGAAGGCCGAAGCCGCGGAAGCGGCGCGGACTCCGGTGATCTCCACCACGCCTCCGCCGCAGCAACCGGGGCGCCGTCCGATCATCTCCGACAATGCGATCGCCGCGATCCTAGAAGCGATGAGGGAGCAGAAGTCGCGCGCGCGCAACCGGCCGCGAACGTTGGACTGGAATCCGTACGTGATCCGGCCCGACCGCTTCGGACCCGTCGCGCAGATGGCGAAGAAGAAGAAGATGGCGATGGACGACAACTCGTCCCTCATCCAAGCCAACCAGTTCGCCGTGACCGCGTGGCAGGCCGGCGGGCTCGGCGCTAACGCTGCGTCAGAGGGGCTGACCTTCCTCGGCTATCCGTACCTTTCGGAGTTGGCCCAGCGGCCGGAGTTCCGGCTGTTCGGTGAGATCGCCGCGGAGGAGATGACCCGGAAGTGGATCGAATATCGCGGGACTGACGATGAGAGCGTGAAGCGGGCGGACAAGCCGGTGGAGCGTAACGAGGATGACCGCGAAGCCGATCGCCGGCGCGCCCAGACCGGGGAGAAGCCGCGCACCGATCAACGCAACAAGGACATCGAGCGGAAAATCTTGGAGTTGAAGGACTTCGCGGAGGACCTGAAGCTGCGCGCGAACTTCAAGAACCTGGCCGCGCAGGACAGCTATTTCGGCATCAGCCACCTCTACCTCGACCTCGAAGGCGTTAACATCGAGAACATCCGTGACCCGGAGAACCGATCCTCGATCGGAAACGGACGGGACAAGACCAGC